CGCCAGAAGGCGTGGGCGTGGGCCGGGCATTCGGTCTCGTATGCGACGAGGTCCGATCCGCTGACCGCCGGGGCCGCGAAGGCCTCGGCGCTCAGGTACGCCTCGAAAGAGACGTCTTGATGGATGCCGTCGTTGATCACTTTTCGATCTCCCTCTTCATCTGCCTGTGGACCCAGCCGCGCAGAGCCGCGAGGCGGCTCGCCTTCTTACCGCGCGGGGCGTGAGCCGCGCGCTTGACCATGCTGCGGTAGACGCGCAGCAGCTTGCGCTTCTCGCTGGTCATCGGTTGCCCTCCAGCGCCGCTAGCTGGCGCTCCAGCTCCGCGATCCGCTGGTGCGCCAGCAGGTATCCGATGCTGTCGGGGTTGAGGTCGCGGGCCAGCTCGACCCGCAACTGGATGCGAGCGCGCAGGACGCCGGGCGTCTGCGGGATCGCGGGGGCAACGGGGAGCGGCTTCATGCCAGCACCATGATCGCGGCCAGGACGAGGCCCATGAGGGCGTTGATCCAGAGAGGGGACATCAGCGGTCCCCCCTGAGCCAATCGGGGTAGTCGCCGTCGAAGGGCTCGGCGGGCGTCGCGTCGTCGCGGATGAACCGCTCGGTCGGGATCGTCAGGCGCTCGACGAGGATCTCGGCGGTGTAGAGGATGTCCCGCAACTCGCTCTCGGAGATGGCGCGGCAGCTGTAGTGCCTCTCGTTGATCTCCTCGACCTCCTTGGCGACCGCGTTCAGGATCTCCCAGACCTGATCGCAGGTGCGGCGGCGAAGCAGCGCAAGCTCGTCGAGGCTGCGCTGCGCGTCATCGATGCCCATGATCTTGGTCATGTTCACTCCTCCAGCGCGGCCTGAAGCGCGTCGCGCGCCTCGAAGGTGAACTCGCCGATCAGCGTGTCGGCGTTGAGCAGGGCGTCGCGCCAGTTGCGCTTGGCCTGCGCGTCCTGCGCGTCGGTGAAGCCCGAGGGCTCCTGCCACTCGCGCTCGGTGACCTCGCGCAGCTCCTCCAACGCGGCGACGATCTTGTTCATCGCCTGCGTCTCGGCGCGCTTGAGGCGACGCAGGCTCGCCTCGATGAAGTCGTAGTAGTCGCGCGTGTGCGCGTAGCTCTCACCGTGATCGTTCTCGTCGCGAAGCATCGTGTGTCCCTCCTGGTTTCTGCCCGGCACCACCCGGACAAGGCGAAACATACACCATCGCTTTACCCGCGCAAGCGCTTTCCGCGAAATTGTGTGCTTGACCTCTACACCGCGCGTGTAGTAGCCGTCGCGGATGACCCTGACCGACTTCATCGCCGCCCTCGGCGGCACCTACGCCACCGCCCGCGCGTTCAGCACGACGCCGCAGGCCATCTCCAACTGGAAGCGCCGCCAGCGGCTGCCTGCGGCCCGGCAACTCGAGGCCTTCCGCATCGCGCGCGCCAAACGCCTCGCGTTCGACCCGGTCGCCGCGACGCGCCGCGAGGCCCGGCGATGAAACGCGACACCGCGATCGAGCGCGTGTCCAACGCGCTGCGTGCCGAGGGCGGGCGCGCTTCGACGCAGCGGCTGTGCGAAGTTCTGCTGACGATGGACAAGGGGCTGATCCTGGTCGCGCTGGCGCACTTGAAGCGCCGCGAGCTGGTAGACAGCGACTACGCTCCGCGCAAGCAGCCGCCATGCGGGTGGACCTACTGGTTCACGCCCGCGAAGAAAATTCATCGCGGCAGCCGCTTCAAGGCTGCTGTCAGCAACGGCTACACGCGGCTCGTCGTCGAGTACCTCGACGCGGCTGGCGGCGAGGCGCCGATCGACGCATGGCTCGCGTGGAGCGCGCAGATCACGCATCGGGTGCGGCTGCACTCGGGCGTCCACAGCCTGCGGCGGCGCGGGCTGATCGAGGTCAGCAAGGCGCGCGTTCGGCTGACTGACACGGGCCGGCAGGCGCTTGCGCTCGGGCGCACGGTGGCTCCGATCGCGCCGACCATCGCGGACTTCGAGGACATCGCTGAGCCCGAGACGCGCTCGACCGATCCCGAGGCCTGCGTCGCGCGCGCCGAGAAGCTCTGGCCGAAGTTGATGCGCGGCCGCAGGTACGAGGACGTCCCGGCGCACCTCATCCGCCCGCAGCGCCTGCTGCGATGGACGCCGCCGCTGGTGGAGCGCAGCATGGTCGGGTCGAGCGGGGCGATGCTGGCCGAGAGCCGCAGCGCGGAAGGAGGGTCGCCGTGAGGCGGACATGGCGCGGCGTCATCCTGGGCGAGCCCGCGAGCAAGGCTAACTCGCGCCGGATCGTGCGGCTTGGGTCGAAACTGCGGGTGATCAAGTCGGAGAAGGGCCTTGCGTACATCGAGGCGGTTGCGCGGCAAGTTCCCGAGCTGCCAGCGCAGGACCAGCTGCTCGAGCCGATCCGCATGACGGCGCATCTTTACTACGCCTCGCGGCGGCCCGACCTTGACCCGTCGCTGATCCTCGACGCGCTGCAGGGCCGCGTCTACCGCAACGACCGCGCGGTGCGAGAAATGCACCTGTATCACCACCTCGACCGGGACAATCCCCGCGCCGAGATCCTTTTAGAGGAGATGACCGATGACGAATGACGACCTGACCCGTTACGCCGATCGGCTGACGCGCCTGCTCGACGCCGCCGACGAGGTGCGCGACGACCTCAAGGAGTTGAAGGTCGAGATCAAGAGCGCGGGCTACGACCCGGCGGCGCTGGTGCGCGTCGTGCAGCTGCGCCGCGACGAGCGCAAGCGGGCGCGCGAGCAGGAGCGGCTGCAGGCGGTGACGCTCTACGCCGACCGGCTGGGCGTGCAGCTCGACCTCGGGATCTGACAGGACAGGCCAGGCCCTCCCTTGCCGTGGCCGGCGGGCCGCGGAACCTAAAAGCGATCCAGCGGGCCTAGCCCGTCAACCGGTCCCTGGCCGGTGCGTTTACCGGATGGATCGCTCCCGCCACTCAACCCAAACGGAGGAAGCAATGGTTCTCGGATGGCAGGATTTTGTGATCATCGGCATCATCGTCTGGGCGCTGCTGGACGGCAGGAGGTGATGATGGCAGGACGACCAGATAGCTGGATGCCGCTGTACGTCGCGGACTACCTCGCGGACACGGCGCATCTGACCGCCGCCCAGAGCGGCGCCTACCTCCACCTCATCATGGCCTACTGGCGAGCCGGCGGGCCGCTGCGCCTGAGCGACGACGCGCTTGCTCGAGCGGCCAGGATGACGCCTGACGAGTGGATCGAGAACCGTGACGCGGTGCTTGCGTTCTTCGCGGTCTCGTCCGGTCAGATCCGTCATGGCCGGATCGACCACGAACTGGCCGAGGCCGCCCGCCTCTACGACGCCCGAAAGCGGCGCACCGAGGCCGCGACCGCCGCGAGGGCCGCGCGCAACGTAACGGACAACGTAACGATGAACGTAACGTCCGACGTAACGGACAACGTAACGTGCATACAACCACAACCACAACCACAACCACCCTTTCCTTCGGAAAGAACAAGTTCTGAGAAACCGGTTCTGGGGGGTGCAGGGGGGAAGCGCGCAGAGCGCGCCGACCGAGGAGCCCGCCTGCCCGACGATTGGTCGCCTTCGGAGGATGACCGCGCCTTCGCCTGCAGCCTCGGCGTCGCGGTCGATCGCGAGGCGGCGTCGTTCCGCGACTACTGGCACAGCAAGCCCGGCGCGGACGGGCGGAAGGTCAACTGGAGCGCGACCTGGAGGAACTGGGTGCGCCGCAGCAGCGAACGGAGGACGACGAATGGCACAGGATCTCGCACGGGCAACGGCTTTCTCGCAGTCGCTCGCGAACTGGCTGCAGAGGGCCGAGACCGAGACGCCGGGTTCGCAGCTTTCGATCCCCCCGAGCGTCCGGACCGAGGCTGAGCGCGCCCTGCAGGCCGTCGAGGACGCGTTGCAGCCCGCGCCGCAGGCGACGGTCGAGCGGTGGCTCGGCGCGCTCGGGACGCTCGTCGCGGGTCAGCTTAGCGCCGAGGACGCCCGGACGCGGATCGCGGCCTACGCGGCGATGCTGAACTATCCGCGCCATGCTTACACCCGGTCGAGCCTCGACGCGGCCGCGCGGTCCTGCAAGTGGTTCCCCTCGTATGCCGAGGTCTGCCAGCTCCTCGATGCCGAGGTCGCGGCCGCGCACCGCCAGCGGCACCTCCTGCGGCGAGCGATCGCGGCGCCGGTCGAGGGCGACAGGCCGGTGGGGCGGTACTCGGCCATGACCGACGCGCAGAAGGCCGAGTTTGACGCTGCGATGGCGAAGTTCCGGTCAAGGTTCGCCTCGGATGCCTCCAGAAACGCTGAGGATGGCGCAGGAATGCCGGAAGCCCGCTGACCCTAGGCAGGGTAGCGGGCGACCGGGTTTCGGCGCTCCTAGGGCGGTTCTAGCGCGTTTCGGGTCGGAGGTGTTTCGGCAGGCGGCGGTAAGCGGTTCGGACGGCGTCGGACCATTCGGCTTCCGAAAGGTCGTCCGTATCGGTGACGCCTCGCCGCAGCAGGACGTCGCGGAGCGCGGCGGCGTCGAGGAGGGAGGCCTCGCCCATGACGGCGCGCAACTGGGCGAGGTCCATGTCGGGGAAGACGCGCATGGCGGCCTCAGACCCGGAACAGACCGCTGTGCGGGACGAAGTCCCACACCGGGCCAGTGTAGCCGAACTCGGCGTCGGGCCGCACCAGCCGGTACACGCCGCCGCTGATCCCAGCCACCTTGAGGGTGAGGAAGCCGACCTTCACGATGCTGCCGACCGTCCAGTTTTGCTTCGAGTTCTTGATCATCGTTCGTCTCCGTTGGTGGGGTTGCGATGCGAGGAACATACACCGCCGGTTTCGCCGCAGCATTGCAAAGAACGCAGGGCGTTATGCGGTTGACGCATGGCGTTGGGCGGGGCATCATCATTGCAGATCCGGTATGTTCAAAGACGGCGAATAAAATCAACGACATGGCTGCGCGCAAAAACAAGCTGCGGCTCAACGACGACTGGAAGGCGAAGATCCAGGCGTCGAACCTATGCTGGCGTCTCGCCGCGCACGTCGAGGGCAAGATCGAATTGAGCCCGACGCAGGTCCGCGCCGCTGAGATCCTGCTTCGCAAGACCGTGCCAGACCTTGGCCGCACCGAGGTGACCGGCCCTGAGGGCGGCCCGCAGGTCATCCGCTACGAGTGGAGCGAGCCCGAGTGAGCGCGCCGCGCGTGCAGACGGTCAAGTTGCCCTACGCGCCTCGGCGAGCGTTCCTGCCATTCCATAAGCGCACCCAGCGCTGGGCCTGCCTCGTCGCGCATCGGCGCGCAGGGAAAACGGTTGCCGCGGTCAACGATCTGATCCGCGCCGCGATCACCGCGCAGCGGCCGCACGCTCACTACGCCTACGTTGCGCCGTATCGCAGCCAAGCGAAGAGCGTCGCGTGGGACTACCTGAAACGCTTTGCCGCGCCCGCGACCTCTGGCGTCAACGAGGCCGAGCTGCTGCTTACGACGCAGACGGGCGCGAAGATCCAGCTGTTCGGCGCGGACAACGCCGACGCGATGCGCGGCCTCGGCTTCGATGGCGTCTACCTCGACGAGTACGGCGACTTTCGCCCAAGCGTCTGGGGCAACGTCATCCGCCCGACGCTGAGCGATAAGCAGGGCTGGGCCGTGATCGGAGGAACGCCCAAAGGACGCAACCAGTTCTACGAGGCCTTCGACGCCGCGCAGCGATCGCCGGATTGGTTCTGCCTGCGCCTGCCGGCCAGCGCCTCGGGCATCCTGCCGCCGACCGAGCTTCACGCCCTGCGCGCGCAACTGACGCAGGACCAGTACGACCAGGAGTACGAATGCAGCTTCGAGGCCGCGATCCTCGGCGCGTTCTACGGCGTCGAGATGCGCGAGGCTTCGGACGCGGGCCGCATCGGGCGCGTCCCGCACGATCCCGATCGCCCGGTGTTCACCGCGTGGGATATCGGCTACCGCGACGACACCGCCATCTGGTTCTATCAGGTCGCTGGCGGCGAGGTGCATCTGATCGACTACCACGCCAGCAGCGGCTCGACCGTCGCGGACCTGGCCGAGGTCGTCGCAGGCAAGCCCTTCCGCTACGCCCGCCATCACCTCCCGCACGACGCGCGGGCGAAGACGCTGGCGAGCGGCGGCCGCAGCGTGGTCGAGCAGCTCGCGGCGTTGCTGGGCGGCATCGGCAAATTCACGATCGTGGCCGACCTCGGGGTGCAGGACGGCATCCAAGCCGCGCGCCTCGTCCTGCCGCGCTGCTGGTTCGACGTCGAGCGCTGCCGCGAGGGTATCGAGGCCCTGCGCCAGTACCAGCGCGAGTACGACGAGGACAAGCGCGCCTTCAGGGCGACGCCTAGGCATGATTGGACCTCGCATCCTGCCGACGCTTTCCGTATGCTTGCGGTCGCGTGGCGCGAGGAAGCGCCCGTCGAGCCGCCTCGGGCCGACCGCCCGCTGCTCGTCGGCGCCGCAAACGCAGCCACGCTGAACGACATGTGGGCCGCGCACGAAACGCGCAGCAGGAGCGCCAGGATATGACCGATTCGAGCGAGTACCACGCCGCGATGGGCGAGTTCGCCGGGCATATGCTCTGCATCACCATCGCGTCGCTGATCGACGCGACGATCTACAAGCTCCGTTTCCTGTCCTGAGGAGGCCCAGATGGCCGGCGTCAGCTACCCCTACCGCTACCAGTACGAGACCGTCGCTGCGGGAGACTACCTGCACCGCATCGTCGTCGCCGTCGCGACCGCCGCGACCTCGACGGTCTCGGTGATCGACGGCTCGACCACGATCCTGTCGATCCCCGCCAACACGCCGGTCGGCGTCTACGACGTAGACATCGAAGCGGCGGCGGTGACCGGCCCGTGGAAGATCACGACCGGCGCGGGCGTCACCGTCCTCGCCGTCGGCATCTTCTCGGCGTGATGCCATGAACAAGGCTGGCCTCTACGCCAACATCCTCGCCAAACAGGAGCGGATCAAGGCCGGCTCCGGCGAGAAGATGAAGCGCCCCGGCGAGAAGGGCAGGCCAAGCGAGGCCGACTTCAAGCAGGCCGCGAAGACCGCGAAGCCGGAGAACAAGCGATGAGCAGCCCGGCTTGGCAGCGCAAGGAAGGCAAAAACCCCGCTGGGGGGCTCAACGCCAAGGGCCGCGCCTCGTACAAGGCCGAGACCGGCGGCACGCTCAAGGCCCCGGTGAAGTCCGGCGACAACCCGCGCCGCGCCTCGTTCCTCGCTCGCATGGGCAACATGCCCGGCCCGATGGAGAAGAACGGCAAGCCGACCCGCCTCGCCCTGGCGCTGCGCGCATGGGGCGCCAGCAGCAAGGAAGACGCGAAGTCCAAGGCCCGCGCCATCAGCGCGCGCAACAAGGAGTGATGCCGATGGCGATGAGCCGCGACGAGCAGGACGCATTCGACCGCCGCATGGCGGGCATCATGGACCCGATGCTGCGCCCCGAAGGCACCGCCGGAGGCCCGGTGCGGTCCTACTCGCTCGACGACATCCGCCGCTTCCTCGGCTTCGGCAGCCGCCCGGCAATGTCGCCCGCCGAGGCCGCGGACGCCGCGCAGATGTACGAGCGACTGCCCAACCCCGCGCTGCCCCCGACGCCGCCTGGCGGCTACGACGCCCCGTCGCCGTCGATCCCGTACATGCCCTCAACCGACCCGCGCGGCGCTGCGGCTCCGATCCCGCCGCCGCCGCGTCCCGCTGCGCCGGCAAGGCCGCGCCTGCCTGTCATGGCGGGAATGCCGAGCGAGGCCGACATGCAGTTCCAACCCGCGCGCATCGACACGTTCGGTGGCCTGTCGCCCGCGGACATGGCGGCGATGGCTGCGCCCGCGCCCGTAGCGTCCCCTGTGATGGACCCAATCAGCCCGCCGCCGGCCCGGCCGATCGCCGCGCGCGGTCGCCCGTCGCCTGCCGATCTCGCTCGGGCGTTGCGCGAGTCCGACGAGCGGTTCGCGCGTAGCGCCGCGCAGCGATGATCACCATCGCCACAGTCCTGCGCTCCGGCGGCGAGTACGAGCCCCGGCACGTCGTCGCGCTCCGCGACATGTGCCGACGGTTCGCGCCGATGCACCGCTTCATATGCCTGACGGACAAGCCCAACGCGCTGCCGCTGGAGACGATCGAGCTTCTCCACGATTGGCCGGGCTGGTGGTCGAAGATGGAGATCTTCCGGCTGCGCGGGCCGGTGCTGTACCTCGACCTCGACACCGTGATCG